TCTCATTACAGCCACGGGTAGCACTCAAGGCGCAAAGGTAGCCTTTGGGGTAATCCAGGATTTCGCCTCTACTACGCCCTACTCCCTACAGCAAGCTACAGACGGGTTTGTCAAGCTAGTCAACTACGGCTTGAATCCGTCTGAGCGGGCTATGCGCAGCTACGGTAACACCTCCTCAGCGCTAGGCAAGGACCTAGGCGATATGGTTGAGGCTGTTGCCGACGCAGCTACAGGCGAGTTTGAGCGCCTGAAAGAGTTTGGAATCAAGGCTAGCTCGCAGGGCGATAAGGTTAAGTTTACGTTCCGAGGTGTGTCCACCGAGGTGGGCAAGAACTCCAAGGAGATCCAAGACTACCTAATCAAGCTTGGTGAGGCGAATTTCGGCGATGCGATGGCAAACCGAATGAACTCACTAGACGGTGCGATGTCCAACTTGGGTGATGCCTGGGATCAGTTGTTCCTTAACATGGGGCAGGCTGGCCTAGGGAACGTAATCGTAGACGCCGTCAGGATGGCAACCGATGCCCTCGGTGAGCTTAACAATATGCTTTCCTCCGGTGAGATGACTCACTATGTGCGCGCGTTTGCGGACCTTTGGGCTGGGTGGGGCAAGGACGTCAAAGAGCCCATTCAATCCGTGCGCGACTTCTTCATATCGAGCATGAACGACCAACAAAGCACGTTCGGTAATACCGTGCGATGGTTGATCAAGGCGTTTGAGGAGTTTCCAGTCAACGTGAGGGCACTTGTACAGATTGCCGTAACAAGCACGATGGCTAGCTTTCAAAAGATCATCGCGTATGCCACTGCGTTTAAGGACGGTATCAAGGCCATCTTCACCGACGACACTCAGGCCGACGTCGGAAAGCGGCTACAGGCGCAGCTGGACAAGATTGAGTACACGCGCACCTCGACCATCGCCGATATCATGGCCGAACGTGAGCAGGCGATTGTCACAGCCAACACTGAGATCGACTTGGCGAAGAAGACGCGTGCGGAGTGGGACAAGGTGCAGGAGGCGAAGAAGGCGAAGAAAGGCGATCAACTCGCGGGTTACGAAAAGGCGGGAGACGGCAAGGGCAACAACAGCGCAGCTGAGGCTGAGGGAAAGAAACGGCAGGCCGAGTTTAAGAAGTTGGTTGAGGACCTACGATCTCAGGATGAAAAGATCGCGGACTCGTTCACCAATCGCCTGGCCCTCATCGACCATTACACCAAGGCAGGCTCAGCAAAGCACGCAAAGCTTACCGATGCTGCACGCGCGGACTATGCGCAGCAGCTTGCAGACTTGCGCGAGAAAGAGAACAAGGAGGTAGACGAGATCGCCAAGGCGCTCATGACTGAGGAGGAAAAGATAGAGGACAGCTACCGCAAGCGCGTAGAGATCGTGAATGCAAACGTTTCCGATGGAGGATCACGCGGTAAGCTCCTGCAGCGTTTGCAGGTCGAGCATCAGTCAGCCCTCAAGGAGCTGCAGGAGTCCAAGCGTAGGGAGCGCGATGAGCTTTACAGCGGGCTGCTCACTGAGGAGCAAGAACTAGAGGAAAGCTATAAGCGCAGGCGGCAGACTGCCCTCAACAGTGAGAACGTTACTGCCGCGGAGAGGACTGAGCTACTCAAGAAACTTGACGCTAAGTACCTAAAGGACAGGTCTGCTATGCAGGCACAGCAGAATGAGGCCATGGTAACGGCGGCGCAAGCTACCTTTGCCGGACTCACTGAGGCTGCGAAGAACTGGGGCGGAGAAACCTCAGGCGTATACAAAGCCCTATTCGCCGCAACCAAGGGTTTCGCAGTCGCTCAGGCTGGCCTGTCGATGGCCACAGGTATGGCTAACGCCCTGGTAGCTCCATGGCCTGAGAACCTAGTTGCGTGGATGGGTGTAGCCGCTCAGGGCGCTAAGATCCTGTCCATCATATCGAGCACAAACTACACCGGTGCGTACGATAGGGGTGGCAACATTCCTCAGGGAGGCTCAGGCATCGTTGGCGAGTACGGTCCTGAGCTTGTCATGGGTCCGGCTACCGTGGTCGGGCGCAGGGATACGGCTGCACTGTACGCGAACAACAATAGCGTAAAGCAGCAAGAGCGGCAGGATCCTGGGCTGCAGATCATCAACGCCGACTCTGAGCGCGCTGCACGCAAGTACATGAACAGTTCGGAGGGTAGGCGCACGATCGTCAATGTCATGGCGGACAACGGCTCTACAATACGAACAATCGCTAGCTCGTCAGGGAGGCGCTAGATCATGACCATTGAAGTTTGGCCTCTATGCCCTCAGGTTGGCATAGTGGAGTCCCTTGAGTGGTTCACGGACACAATCACGTGCAGGTCTGCTGAGTCAAGGCAAGCGCTTCGACTTGTCCCTCGGCAGACCTTCACATATAAGCACAAGCTCACTGCGGACTTGCTTGGACGACTGACGCGGTTCGTGCGCACCTACCCGCTAGCTCAGCTGTACCTGCCGGTGTGGACTGAGACGTCACAGATCGTTGACGGCGTTGCGGAGGCTGCAGAATCGCTCACCATCCCGCCACTCATCGATAAGACCACGTTCACCGCAGGCAGGAAGCTTCTACTGTGGGAAAGTGAGTCCTCATACGAAGTGTGCGAGATCCAGTCAACGGGAGGGCACACGATGAACCTAGCCGCACCAGTGTCGCGCGCGTTCACCAATCCGTGTGTGATGCCCCTAGAGGTTGCTGAGTTCATGCAGCCACCAGAGGTTGAGCGCCTTGCTAGCGATAATGCGAGCATGGCTACGGCTAGGTTTAACATCATTGACGCCGTTGACTTGTCGGGCCGTGCACCGGCTGCCCTTCCGGTGCACGACGGACATCCTCTCATTCTGACACCAACTGAGTCTGACGGCTCTGTAGGCGAACAGATTACCGTCGAGTTTGAGGAGCTAGATAGCGATACGGGCCTGCGCTACCGTATTCCCTCACAGAGCTTCTCACGACGGCAGACAACGCTCAGTTGGACCAAGCAAACCAGAGAGGCGGCATGGAACCTGAGGTTGTGGCTATTCGCATTGCAGGGTGCAAACGTTCCGTTCTGGCTTCCCACATGGAATAGGGACTTTGCGCTAGCTGCAGACATCACAGCCAACACAACTGAGTTTGAGATACTAGATATAGGGTACCGTACAGCGTACCCGAACGCATCACACATCATTTTCAACCTCAAGGATGGCAACGTTCGCTTTACCAAAGCAACGTCTTGTGAAACTGGTCTTCCTGGTAGGGAACGGCTGCACCTTGACGGCGGCATAGGGCCGGCAATCGCTGCCGCCTCAGTTCAGCGTGCAGGGTGGCTAAACCTCATGAAACTAGCCTCAGACCGCGTTGAGTTGAAACACGGGTACGCAGGTACGGTAAAGATGTCCTCAGACGTTGTAGAGGTGCCGGAATGAGCTACGCATCCAAAGATGTTCAAACGTCAGGCGCTAAGGTTGTCCTTCTATTTCAATTCCAGCAAGGAGGGACCGTATACAGATACGTTAACCAGTCGCACTCAATCACGTTTGACGGTATGGTGTGGTCACCGTCTATCATCGTGCCTGACAAATTCGCCTCATCGGCTGAGGTGCTCAAAAACACTCTGAACCTGAGGGTAGCCCTATCTGAGACTCTTGCTCAGTCGTTCATAGGGTACCCTCCTGACGTCGTAACGTCGGTTACGGTGTTCCGTGCGATCATCGGTGAGACGGACAAGAGGTTCTATTGGAAAGGCAAGGTAACTAACAGCGGCGTGTCCAAGGCTGAGGTGTCCCTAGACTGCGAACCCATGTCCAGCTCAATGAAGAAAACAGGGTTGAGGGCTAGGGTAATGCGCGTTTGTGGTCACACTTTGTATGGTCCAGGGTGCAACCTGAGCGAGGCTACGTACTCAAAATCAGTTACCGTTACCGCTGTGAGCAAGGCTACGGTGACTATACCTGAGCTGTCAGCATCCTTCGTGCTCAATGGAACCACGTTTACGCCGTCTTCTAATCCGTTCCGAGGGGGCATAATCACTGCTCCGGATGGCACGCGCAGAACCATAGCGAATCAAGCCGGCGCTGCACTCACTCTCATGCGCCCGCTTGCTGGTCTTGCGTCGGCACTAGCAGCTAGTCCCGAGGGCATTACAGTATCAGTATCGCTAGGGTGCCCACATGATGTAGGCAGCTGTGTAGTGCGCTTTCATAACGCAGGGAACTGCATAGCGTTCGCCTGTCTTCCGACTAGAAACCCGTTCCAAACGCCGATGTCGTAGGAGGTTGAGTCATGGAAGTCATCGCAGCTCTAGCCATTGCAGCCGGCATCAGCATTTACCTGATGCTTACAAGCAAGCCAAACGTACAGGTAACTGCGAAGCCAAGCGAGTTCGCTGGACCTGTATGTGAAGACGGTGCGGTAATACCGGTTGTGTTTGGTACCTGCCTCCTGCCTTCGCCTCTAGTTACTTGGTGGGGAGACGTCACTGTCAGTAAGCTTGTGCAAGATGGTGTTGTGACTGGGTATGGGTACAATGCCGGCGCGCAGTTCGTCCTGTGCCACGGCAAGCTGGACAAAATCAACGTAGTTTTCATTGACAACCATTACGCCTCACTAACGGACCCTGACACTCATGCTTACGTGTCTGAACTAGCGGATGATGACACCGTTTGCACCGTTGACGGCTTTGGCGATGCCTTCTACGTAGGCGGTGCAAGAGGAGGAAGCTCCGTGCACGGCAACGCTCGCTTTGCCCTAGGCAGGGCATCAACTGCTCCTGATACCGGTGAGGTTGGTCGTTACGTCAATGTCCAATCTAAGATATCTAGCGTAGGCGTAGGCGGGCCACGATACCACGGGCTAGCTACGATAGAGTTACTCAAGGCGTACGTGGGCAGCAACTCCACGCCTGCGCCTTGGTCAGCCATTGTTCAGCGTATACATACACGTGATGGGGGCAACTTAGTACAGTGGTATGATGCAAAGGCTGAGATCTCTTTCGGCTTCACCGTAGACGCCGTGTCTAAGTACAAAGTTCTGTGGCCAGGCGATGTGA